GGAGGAGTCGGAGGAGTCGGCGGGGTAGGAGCTGGACAGGCTGAAAATGTAAATATAAATCCACTTGGTCCTACTTGAAAATAATTACCTCCCGAGTTTGAGTCTGTAAAATATGTATTGCCTCCGTTATATAAAGTAGTTAATCCAGAGTCAACATATAAAGCATTTCCTGCATTATAAGCTTGTTGTACTGTTGAGTGGTTTGCTGAATTATAAACAGTAACAGGAACGCCTGTTCCGTTACAAGCAGCAGTAGAAGAAGACCATCCTTGCAAAGGATTAGTTCCTGTAGAGGAATTAGTGTATATAGTAAAAGACCCTACTGGTGGTGTCGGTGGTGTCGGCGGTGGTGTCGGCGGTGGTGTCGGCGGTGTCGGCGCTGGTAAACAAGCTGTGCAATTTGCATAAGCCGCAGTAACATCATTAGTATTTGATGGAGCACCTCCGCTTACAACTTCATAACAAGTGTTTCCATATGCATCTATTTTTACAGATTCTCCTGCGCTATATGAGCCAGTAGTCCTAAAGTAAACAGTAGCTCCTCCTGTACATGGTACGGCAGAGTAATAATTATAAGACGGCGGCGTAGGCGGCGTAGGCGGCGTAGGCGTTGGAGGCGTAGGCGGCGTAGGCGGCGTAGGCGGCGTAGGAGTAGGTGGCGTTGGAGGAGTCGGCGTAGGCGGTGTTGGAGCAACGCAAGTTGTTTTACTACTCAAAACTCCTGTGTTGCTTATTACAACGCTAAATGAAGGAGAAGTAGTAGACTGGTCTAAACCATACACACTATCTCCGCCAACAAAAGGAGTTGTTAGCCCTGTATCTGTATACCCTACATCTCCATTAGCTGGGCTAGATGTATTAAAATATAAATTACTTGAAGTGGTTTCAGCACAAGCTAAACTTGATGAGCTTTTGGCTGTGGTTTTATTGTAAGTATAAAAAACACAACTAGGACAAGTTTCTACAATTTCTAAAACACAATTGACCTGTCTTCTAACAACTGTGCCAAGAGCATATATACCATCTGCTGCGCAAGTAGTAAGATTTTCATCAGTATACAAAGACGTTGCAGTGCTAAAGCTAGATGAATCGAAATAATATGTCCCTGGTGTTGCCATTATATTTTATTTTTTATTTTAACATGGAGTACACATTTGGCTAAATGAACTTCCGTTCCAATAACTATATTCTTGACTTCCAGATATTGGGAATGTGTAATATCCTGCCGGTGCGTAACCACTTGAATCGTTTGAATTACAAGCGTTTGAATTTACAAACAACTTTGTTGAGCTACACCAATTATTATTATCTGTGTAATAAAGGCCTTGAGTCCCCTCACAAGTTGTTGTTGCGCTGTAAAGCACATTATGTGCGTAACAATTAGAAACGGGCGGACATCCCACTTGTCCTGTAAATTGTAAAACTTGAACTGAGTTTACAGGTGTTGAGGCTCCGGCATTTCCATCGTAAATATAATAAGAGTTTGTTGAAAAACTATATCTTCTATCTCCTGTTTGCGTAGGCGGTGTTGATAAGAATACACTTACCGCAGAATAATTTGTATCACAAGAGTTATATGTATAATATAATCCTGAAGGTGTAGGAGGTGTAGGAGGTGTAGGAGGTGTAGGAGGCGTAGGAGGCGTAGGTGGTGGCGTAGGTGTTGGAGCACAATTACAACAAGCATCCTGAATGGTTGACGTAGAATAGCAAAGAGTTTCAGAAGACGAATTTCTATAATCCCAAATTATATAAAGGTTACTTCCGGTATTAGGCATAACAAAGTTTGCCGAATATAAAGAAGGAGCTCCAGTGGTTATAATTGGTGTAGCCGTAGTAGCAGCTGCTAACAACGCATTTATATCTGTTGTATTATTTTGATATAATGAATTAGTTCTTAAATATTTAAATTTATTTTTAGTTGGGTCAAACACGAAATTATCTCCTGTTTCTTTAACGCTTGATATAGTAACTGTCGCTCCATCCCCTGGTATTACACCAGCTCCCTGTGACCCAATTGTTAAATCATATTGAGAAACTAAAGGTTGTGATGTGCCTGAATCAAATGTAACAAGACGGCTATGTGGAGGAGATATAAATGTTCCGTCTGTCCATCTATATTGATTGTGAATTAATTGACCGGCTTCATTATTTCCTGTAATTGCCACATTGTATATTGTTATAACATCAGCAACTGGACATGAAACTGTAACCTCTACAGTATCAGCTGACACATTAGATGTAGAAACAGTTACAATTGCTTCAGTTACATTTACAACATCTTTAGGAAAAGTAAATGACCCGCTTACAAATACATTTCCAGAACTATAAGTTTTACCATTATATACTACAGTAATAACATATGCTGTCCCAGATACTGGATTTTCACTCACTATATTAATATCGCCTTCAGTTATAACATCAAGTGAATTTAATTCAGTAATTATATTATCGTTTCCTTCAAATGGTATTGTGTAGCTTACTGTAGATGTTCCTACAAGCTCTGACATATCAACCGTAAATGTGTCAGGAGTAGAAGCAGAAACAGTTAAGTTTTTACTTACACCACATGATAAAGGCACAATTACTTCAGGAAGTTTTACTTGATTAGAAGCCAGAACATATTCATTCATGTATGGGTCAAATCCACCCAGCTTTTGAGTATTAGGATAGTCTATAAATAAATCTCTAAACCAGCCTCGCATACCGGTTTCTGAAATAACACTAAGTTGTTCATTTTGATAATTAGAGCCTTTTAATTGTATTAAAGCTCCTCGTTTTGAGTCGGTAAAAAACTTATCAGGACCAAACGAAGAAAAGCTTTCTGGGTTAAAACTAATACCATAATCTTCTATTCTTGCTATTTGTAATCCTAATACTTCAGGCACTGATGTTAGCGTGCTAGTCCCAGCTGCATCTGACAATAAATTTTTTCCTCTTAATACATAAGATATTTTATCTTCTTGTAAAGTAAGTATATCAGTTTCTCTGGCAAATAATTTCTGTATAGAACCAAACGACTCTTCTAGTGGTTTAAAATTAAGAAGCCCTAAGTTAAACTCATTAAGCTTATTTACATTTGTTTCATCGTTAAATACTCCACTGTATGTTAAGTCAGACACCCTGTCTGCTTGTTTATAATCTATAGCAGAAGTAGAAGTAACTCTGTTACCTAAATTGAATTGTTTTCCGCTTATAGAGTCTCTTATCTTATAACTTTCTACGCCATTTCCAAAAGCAAAACAATTAAAAAATTCTGTGTTTATTATTGCTGGTTGCGAAGTAGAAAAATCTTGATTTTGTACATTTCCAGTGTGACCACCATTACCTCCTATTTCTAATGATAAATTATTTTCATACCAAACATCTGGAAGCGCATCTGCTGGGATTGTTTCAAAAGCAATAGTGCTTGAAAATCTAACAACCTCTATATTTACAGTAACCGTAGATTGCCTTGGTTTTTGAGTTGAAGCATGAATACACGCATCGGGTCCTGTAACCATTAAAAATGTTTGACCAGTTGCTGTGTTTGTATAAAACCTGTAATAATTAGTTAAATCTGATGTAGTTATATCTGACACAGTAGGGTCTCCATTACCACTAGTTGAGGCAAGAACTACATTTGTATAATTTGAAGGATTTGTAATACTGTCATCAACAAGAAAAGTAGAAATATTTTCATTAGTCCACCACTGTTCAAAATTAGCGTGAGGCTGGCTAGCTACAAAATCACCTTTAAATACATTTGAACGAGCATCACAACTACCTCTACCTGTTCTTTTTTGAGTTATTTCTATTTTTATTCTAGCTCCTGCGGGTATAGTATAATCAATATAAGAATTACTACCTGTTCCTCCAGGGTTTAAAATATTTACAGGATAATTAACTAAAGGATTTTCTCTCCTTCTTTTTGCTGTATTTTCACGAGGGCCAGGAACTACAAAAGGACCTCCAGTGCTAGTGTCAGTTACTATAGAAAAATTATTTGGGTTTAATTTCATGTATGGCCCAGAAGGAACAAACACATCTATAGATTCTCCAGCTGAATCAAGTTGACCAGTAGGAATTGTTAAGAACCCTTCATTTTGTACTTCTTTTTCTAAAACAGTTGTAAATACACAGTTTTGAGTAGGGCCGTTAATATCTGCTTTTACTATAAGCCTGTCTCCATCAGTAACTTTAGATGCGCTCTCTCCTTCTAATAAAAAATAAGCAGCGTTACTTCCAGGGTCTTCAAAGTAAACATTACTATATATTGTATCATAAGTGTCCTCATCTGGCTTTATACAAAACTTATATCTTGTAGCCCATGAAGGAGCTCTTTGTGTAGTAGGTATGGTTACTTGTATTGAGTTTTTTGTAGAAGAGTTAGAGCATGGTATTTGAACGGTGTTATTTGGACTTACAAGAGCCGTAGACGAACGATTATAATCATCCATATATATTATACCAACTTCATATCCTCTATTACTATGAAGGCTAGTTGGGTTAGCTATTTTTTGATATCTTGCCTCTGAAAAACTTATAGAATAATATTCATTATAACTTACAGTTGGAGTGTTTACATCATCCACATAAACCATTGATATCATCTGAATACCTATTTCAGTACTACCAGGTGTGGATATAATAGATAATGGAGCATTAGTATTTGTAATTCCACTAGCAAATTTTGTGTTTGAGTCTAAATTTAATGGTAATTCACAATTAATATAGTCTGTAAAAGTGTCTCCATTACACGAGTTTGCAACTGTTTGAATATTGGCTACCGTACCCACTCTCTCTACAAAGTCAGTGCTTGTGGCTAATTCATAAACAGAATTGTAAGATGTTGGAAAAATATAATTAAATGTTAAGTTTACATTAGAAGTTGTTTCTGTAGGAAAAGGCGCAACACCTGTCCATGAATTATGCTGTATTGTTAAATCTAATGTAATTGATGCTCCAGCAATTAATTCTACTCCAGCTAAATCAAAAACCATTACAGAGTTAGGTATAGTTCCTGTAAAAGGACCGCTGTAAGTTCCGCTTTGAGTGGAGCTAGTTAATAGTTCATCCCCTATATCTTCAGTAATTAAATTAGTTGTATATTCAAATTTTACTGGAGCTTTATTTACGTCTACTAAATCATATCCTTCTATATAATTACCATATATAAGTCTATTACCCATTACTGTTTGAGCTTGAGCAAAGAGAGGTACATTGTCATAGAGTCTTAATATTTCTGACTCAGGAAGAATTGTAAATATTTTACTATTACTAAAAGTGTAAGTGTAATTTTGATTGTTAGCATATCCCAAATTAGACTTATCTAATTTTTCTATAACTTTAATTACAGAATTGTTAGCCTCTTTAAATAACAAATCAATGCCAACAACCAAAGGGCCTCCTGAATTAAAAGTAATAATAGAAGCATTAGTTGAATTGGTCATTCCCTCATTAAGGTAGCTATTAAAACTAAACTCAAATGCATTAGGAATAAAAGAAGGCTCTGTAAATTGTGAGGTTGCTGAATACTCGCCATCTTCGTATCTATACCTATATGCAAAACATATAAAACGCTCTTCTAAAAAATCCTCTTCACCAGCTATAGTTATAGGTTGAATTGTAGGTGCACTTACCGGTGGCTGTTTTACAACTAATATAGATTCTTCAGAAAATTGGTCTAAGTATGATGCCATATTTAAGTATTAATAGTATATGTAACATTATTACTTAATGTTAATCCATTTATAGTAACCTCTCCAATTGATTCTGGCTGCTGACTAGCACCATTGCCATCTGTAAATGTATCTCCAGGAGCATAACTTACCGACCAAGTTCCACTACTTCCATCGCTTCCTGTAATTGTCCCACTTAAACTTCCACTGCCTGGATTGCCTGTTCCTGAAACATTAATCAAGCCTATACTATTTCTGCCAGCTCCAGAGTTACCTCCAGTATCTAAGCTAAACTGTGTTAAAGCGAGTGTAGAAACATTTCCTACCCCTTGAATACCATAGCCCTTTGTTAATGAAAAAAATGATGCTTGATAACAATCTGCTCCTGGTAAATTTATCTGAGTGTTTGTTGGACTAATTCCAACACCAAAAGATGGTATGCTTGTAGGGCATCCAGCTAAAGTTCCCGTATGTATACCAAAAAAATCACTACTTCCAATATTTGTTTGTCCAGATGTAAATATCCATCCATTTGTCAACACTGGAGTAGGGGTCGGTGGCGTGGGCGTAGGTGGAGCAGGAGTTATACTTATAGGATTAGGATAATTTCTTTTTATGTTTATAAATCTAGGTGGATTAAAATTATCAGTAAAAAACAATAAATCTCCAACTCTATCTACTCCTGTTATTAAAAAAGATGGATTAAAATTTAAAGTAGTATTTACACCTAAACCATCATCAATACTAATTATGTGATATGTGGTTGTATTTGTTTTAGTATTAAAAGAAACAATTAAATCTAATTTTCCAGTGTCACCATCCACAAAAGATGGGTCGTGTACAAACCAATAAATCGCATTATTAGAACCGTCTTCGTAAGCACCAATGCATCTTGCTGACGCACTTAAAGGTATGCTGTTAAACTGTAAGGAAGTAACTTTAGTGTTACCTTTTGAATTTTCAACAGAGCCAATTTCAGAATCTTCAGTAGAACCCAGCCTTACATTTAAAGCATCTACATATTCTCCATTAGGGATAAGCCTTTCATCAAGGCTTTTATTCATCCTTCCTCGTATAAAATTTCTTTGAATGTTTGCCATTTTATTTTATCCACTTATTCTCTCCTCGTAAATTCATTAATAATTTACCTGGATGAATATTGCTTAATCTAATTTTTGCGTTTCTCAGTAAAGCTGATTTTCTTTTTTTAGCTCTATTAATAATATACTCTTGAACATTAAATTTACTATTTAAAATTGCATACTCTATATGCGCATAAATGTAATCTTCAAAAAGTTTGTTGACCGACACCTGTGAATCATCCCCGCCTTCCATTCCATCTGAAATGTATTCTAATACACAGTTTTCATTAAGCATAGTGGAATCAAAATTTATAACGCCTGCTTTTTTATCTATTCTAAAGGTTGGGTTAAAGTTTGCAGTTTCTGTGTTTAAACCATAACGAGCCCCAATGGTATAATCTGCATACCAATTAGATTCTGAATCTAATGCTATTTGGTCAGTTGCATTTTCTTGATTAAGATAAATACTATTTTGCTGTCCGTTTTTTCTTTCTGTATCTAAGGTAGATATATCGGTTACTACAGTGCCGTCAGAATTAAATGTCAATGTTCCTCCAGCTCCTTGTAAATATGATTGAGCAGAGTTTACTTGAATATTTTCATTTAAAGGTCTAAGCCATCCGTCTTTGTATAATGAAATACGAACCCAATTAACATAGTCATTTGGTAAAACAAAAGTAAGATTATCAAAAACCGTTAACTCTAAAGCTTTTATTTCCATAAACGCATCATAATTTAGTTCTTGAATACCTCTTTTTGCATGAAACAATATTTTAAATCTTTCTTCGTTATTAACTAAAGAATGATTGCCAGAGTACATAAGCTCAAAATTATTAACTATATCTTCTAAACTTACATATTGATAAGACCCCCAGTTTTTATTAGAGGGTGTACCGCCTGCATTTTCGTAATATTGATATTGTGATAAATATGCCATCCTATTGTTCTTGGTTTTCTAATTGTTCTATTGACTGACCAAATTGTACAGTAGCTATTTCTCTTATAGACATTCCAGCGTACTGTAATATTCTTGATACTAAATTATTTACGTCATCAGGAGGTAATTCAAAGTCTTGAAAATCTGATTGTGATTGGTCAAAAATAGGCTCACCCGCCGACAATGAAACATAAGTCCATTTAGGGTCTTTGGGATATCTAATATATTGACATACTACTCTTCCTATGGTAGTTATAGTGTCTGGATGTAAAGTTAAAACATCTCCTTCTTGAGTATAAGCTGGAAAAGTTATATTAGGAGCAGTTAACATAGATTTATTTAACATTGTAATTTTACTATGGTTTACCTGCTCTGCTTCATTTTTTAAGTTTACTTTTTTATAAATAGCATATGTAATATTTGCAGTAGTTAATGAAGCTACATCCAAGACTAATGTGGTCTGATTGGTAACTGAAGTTACTTTTAAATTAGTAACAACCGTGTTATTAAGAATTACAGAAACTATATCTCCTGCTGCAATTCCATCTGTTTGAAAAGTAGCTGTATTGTCTATAAGCTCAGTATTTCCTCCTCCTGTAGAAGTTGTGATTCCAGCTGCGGTAACAACACTATAAACTAAAACTTTGTTTAACAAATAATAATCCGAACCGGTAGTTGAAGTTGTAGGAACACTATATTCATTTAATATGTTTCTTGACAAACTAGCCGTAACAGAAAAGGTGTCTATAACTTCTTCGTATCCTTTTTTAATATCAGCATATCCTGTTCCAGATACTCTACCATTTTCTTTATTTACCTGACTATTGTATGCTATAAAATATTCATCAAAAATATCTAGCTGCGCTTGCTTGGCAAATAGATTAAAATCTGATGGAGATATGTAGCCATAATTATTCTTGTTAAGTATAGCAAGAACTGTATTTCTAACAGCGTTTATCATCGCTTTCTTTTTTACAAAGATAAACAAAAAAAAAGAGGTCAATTATTTTTGACCTCTCTCTACAATTGCTAATCTTCTAGCAATTTTTCTAACATCTTTAAAGACTCTATACCATCATCGCTTTGTAAATATGACGACACAATGTACATCGGGTCTTCTCCAAAGGGCACAGTTAACATTTTCTTTTTATTAGTAGATGTATTAAACCATACTTCTTTTTGTTTATTTCTAAATGATAATAATCCTTTATCAAAAAACAGTTGCACATTAGACTGTAGTTTCAGCATAGGGTCATTAATTATTTTTAAAAACGTATGAGGGTCACGCTTAACAAAAATTAATATATCTCTACGAAGTTCTGCCGTACTCATTTGCTCTGTGTTTCTTCCAAGTAAAACTCTAGATATGGTTTCTACCTGGTCTACAGAAAGCTTTCTAGCCTCAATAAGCGCATCTGCTTCTATATTTAATTGTTCAATCTCTGCTGCTGCATCTTTTTCTTCATTCACCTCAACAAACTTTTTACCGTTTAAAGGGTGGTAATACAAAAACTCTTGCAGTGCAGGGTTGTTTTTTGGAACTCTTAAAAATCCATCCATAAAGTCAATAGGCTCTCTAACTACCTGTCCATCTTGCTCATCTTCAAAACAAGATTTTTGGTTAGGAGAATATCTCAACACTCGGTTGATTCCTTTGTCTTCATCAAAATGTAATAAGGGTTGTCTTCTTGAGCCACCAGAAGGTAATAAAAAAGATATTGGGGCTCTATCTCTAGTAAGTTTGTAGACCTTGTCTACTAATGCGTTTTTTTTCATTATATATAAATTTAATTTGATTTAAAAAAAGGGAGGCGGTTAAACCTCCCTTGGTAAAAATATTACTCTTGGAATAAGAAAAAGTTGTTTGCACCTAAAGTACATACAGCTCTCTCAGACAAAAAGTGAACTTCCATAGCATCTAAGCTTGAAGTTGCAGCACCGCCAGCAGAACCTGTAATCCAAGTTTTGTAACGTCTGTCTTCAGTTTCAGAAGCTCTGTATCGAACATGAAGGAATGGTCTCTTCGCATTCTTCCCTAAAATCTGGTCGTATACTGTAGTTGAACCAGCTGGTACTAATAGTCCGTTTACACGGCCTGAGTTAGCTCCAGTAGGTAAACCACCACGCATAGTTGGGTCATTTAAGTATTTCCAGTCAGACTTGTAGAAGTCATATCCTCTACGGAATCCAGTGAATCCAAGGTTTAATGCCATGTCTTTGTCATTGTCAAATAAACCATAAGATGTTCCACCAGCTCCATAAGAGTTCTGAGCTGCTAACATATCATCAATATCAAAGCTAAATTCTCTATCAACGAAAATTACATTTTCCTCAATAGAACCTTGCTTATCTAAACGAGAGATTACTGCATCAAAGTCAGCTAGTGCAGCTGGGTTTCCACCGCCCCACACATTTCCACGATTCTCAACTGCATAGAAGATACCTTCAGAACCTTTGTTCCCTACATCTCCTCCAGCTGCGATTGCTCCTGACGCAGCTTCTGCTGGTACAGCTTCAATCATTGCTGTTTCTAAGTAGTCGTCAAAACGTAGACGAGTTTCGTGCTCTGATTTAAGATACCATAAGTATCCAGATGCTCCGTTTTCAGTAGTTACTTCTACCCATCCAATTTGCGCCATGTCAGACCCGCTTACAGCGTATTTGTCTTTGATGATAATTGGTGAGTT